AAGGAGAGCCGTACTATCGCTTATCCTTTGTCTTGACTTCTTGGGATAATCATGAGTAAGCTAGTAGTTCACTATAAACCTCCTCCTTTCCATCCAGATTGGACTGACGGGTGTTATAAGGTCTACGTAACTGACCATCCTCGATTAGGGTGTAGAATGATACAGACATCTAAAGTAATCAAAGACTACGGTAACGGGATCTTTGAGACACAATGGGTGGTGTATCATCCAGTAGACGGAGAATTTAATGACACTTAAACCGCTAACGCTCGAAGAGTACTTCCAAACAATCGTTAACAAACAACCTGAAAAGGAAACTAACATGAACTTTTTAAAATTGTCTATGTTCTTCACTGGACTACTTGAGAAACTGAACTCACTGCTGACTAAGCCTACTGCCTTCGTAGAGGAAGACACTACGATGTACGAAGATGGGTACTGGGCTTTTGAGATGTACACACCTGAATGGGTAGATGAGTTCGGTGATATGGTAAAGCCTGTCCATACAGTACTTGTTGAGCCTCATAATGGCACTTGGATGGAGGTCTTGGACCGTATCTTAGATGCTATGGAAGCTCATTACGGTTACAGTATCAAAGAGCAAGTCTACTACTCAGTTAACTTCCCGTGGAATGAGGAAGGCCGTGCTGGTTATGGTCGTTGCTTGAATGATGTGGTATTGCAGAAGCTTTTGTTGTCTTACCCTGAAGTCTACAACGTTACCGAGGAAAGCTACGAATGAGAATCCTCTGCATACCAGACACACAATGTAAGCCTGAGGCAGCTCAGGAGCATCTAACATGGGCAGGGAAAGCAATCTGTGAGTACCGTCCTGACATCGTGGTTCACCTAGGAGATCATTGGGACTTCCCTAGTCTCTCCAGCCACGACAAGGCAGGTAGCAAGTACTTTGAAGGTAAGCGCTACCTAGCTGACGTAGAAGCAGGTAACAAGGGTATGGAAGTGCTCCTAGCGCCTCTCAAAGAGCTTCAGAAGAGTCAGAAGGAAGCTAAACACAAGGCCTACAAGCCTCGCATGGTCTTCTTGAAGGGTAACCATGAGAATCGCCTCACGAGGGCTGTTAACAATAACCCTATGCTCGAAGGTCTGCTGACCTATGCTGACTTAGACTTGAACGATTGGGAAGTACATGAATTTCTACATCCTGTTTTTATCAATGGTGTTGGGTTTAGTCATTACTGGCCTGTTGGAGCCATGGGACGCCCTGCTGCTTCTCCTGCCGCTATTATCAGCAAGCTTCATATGTCTTGTGTGGCTGGTCATCAACAAGGGAAGCAGATCGCCTACGGTAAACGAGCTGACGGTAAGCCTATCTGTGCTATTGTCGCTGGTTCTTATTATCTTCACGATGAAGACTATATGGATCAGCTAAGCAACCGTCACTGGCGTGGCCTCTTAGTGATGAATGAAGTAGAAGACGGACACTTTGACGAGATGTTCCTATCAATTGAATATTTGGAGAAGAAACATGGCAAGCAAACCAACAATCAGGGAAATTGAGGAATACATGGCTTCTTTGAACATCCCATTAGAACAAGGCTTAAATGGTACAGCTAGTTACGATGTAATTAGTAAACCAAAGCATTACATGCTCTTTGAGGAAGAAGGTATTGAAGTACGTGATGTACTTGCTAAGCTAGTAGGAAAGTTTTACAAGAACTGTGAGAACCTACCAGAAACACCTTCTTGTGCTTTGTTTGAATCAGATTATGTACAACTTATGCAGTACTTAATGCGCTTTATGGACAAGAATGGTGTGGAAGACCTCAAAAAGGCACGTTGGTATCTTGACAAAATGATCTCATCGTACTAAAATGCCTGCCCTCTTCAAGAAAGCCCTCCTATGGAAGATAACACTTTTTATGTATACACACATCATGACATGAAAACGCAGGATATTGTGTATGTGGGTAAAGGTAAATATGGTAGGGCTTGGGATGTAACTCGCTCACGAGGCCAACACAAAGACCATCAGGAATGGATGATGGATTTATGTCGTCAGGGTTACGTTCCATGTGATTGGGTAAATATCGTTCAATCTGGTATGACTGAAAAAGAAGCATTTGCTCTTGAAACACGGATGCTTCATAAAATAGGCGTAACAAGGTTTAACAGGCAAGGTGGGGAAAGAAACCATATGGCTAAACTTACTGATGAACAAGCAGTTGATATTTTCTTACGCTGTAAAGCAGGAGAAAAACATCAAAAGTTAGCCGATGAGTTTGAGGTAAGCAGGTCAGCAGTCTCTATGATTGCTTCTCGTAAACAATGGAAAACAACAACAGCAGGATTATAAATGACAACTAAAGAAATGACACCTTACGAAACTTATATAGCAAAATCTCGTTATTCTCGGTACTTAGACGATCAAGGACGACGAGAGCATTGGCCTGAAACTGTACATCGCTATATGAAGTTCATGTACAAACACCTTCAGGAGAATCATAATTACACTATTGACGGGGCTTTGTATGACCGTCTATTTAACGCTATTGTTAACCGTGAAGCTCTTCCCTCAATGCGTAGTTTGATGACAGCCGGTGATGCCCTCACCCGTCAGAACGTAGCTGGCTACAACTGCTCATACATGCCCATTGACGACCCTAAGGCCTTCGATGAGGCTATGTACATTCTCCTGTGTGGTACAGGTGTAGGTTTCTCTGTGGAGCAGAAGTATGTCAACCGTTTACCTGAAATCCCTGAAAAGCTGTATGAGTCTAATACTGTGGTTCACGTTAAAGACTCCAAAGAAGGATGGGCTAAGGCGCTACGACAAGTGTTGGCCCTCCTATGGGCTGGAGAGATTCCAAAGTGGGATGTTTCCGCAGTTCGTCCGGCAGGGACTCGTCTTAAAACCTTTGGTGGACGTGCCTCTGGGCCAGAACCCTTGGTTGATCTGTTCAAGTACGCTGTTTCCAAGTTCAAAGGAGCTACTGGTCGTAAGCTCCACTCCATCGAATGTCATGATCTTCTCTGTAAGATCGGGGAAGTTGTCGTGGTTGGAGGCGTCCGACGATCAGCTATGATCTCCCTGTCTGACTTGGGTGATGATCGTATGGCTAAGGCTAAGGCTGGCGCTTGGTGGGATGGTAACGGTCAACGAGCCTTGGCTAACAACTCAGCAGTGTATGATGTCAAGCCTGATGTAGGCCAATTTATGCGTGAATGGAGCAGTATCTATGAAAGTCACTCAGGTGAGCGTGGGATTTTTAACCGCTATGCGTCAGAGATTCAAGCGTCTAAGAATGGTCGTCGTGTACTCGATAAAGAGTGGGGCACTAACCCTTGTTCTGAAATCATTCTCCGCCCTTACCAATTTTGCAATCTATCTTCAGTTATTGTTCGTGCGGGGGATACATTGGAGTCTCTTAAAGAAAAAGTCGCTATTGCGACAATCTTGGGAACCTTCCAATCGACAATGACCAACTTCCCGTACCTGCGTAAGGTATGGCAGACTAACACTGAGGAAGAGCGTTTGTTGGGTGTATCAATGACAGGTATCTTGGATAACCAGTTGCTGAACAATGCCTACGATACAGAGCTTCCTAAGCGCCTTGAGGAATTGAAGAATGTTGCTGTGGATACTAACAAGCATCTTGCTGCTGAATTGGGCATCAATGCTTCTGCTGCGATCACATGTGTCAAACCCGAAGGTACGGTTAGCCAGCTTACTGGTACTGCTAGTGGCATTCATCCACAACATAGCGCTTATTTCATTCGTCGTGTACGTAGTGACGCCAAAGATCCGCTTACTCAGTTCTTGAAGGATGCTGGTTTCCCTTGGGAGCCTTGTGTCATGAAGCCTGAGTCAACTGTGATCTTTTCGTTCCCTATGAAGACACCTGAAGGTGCTCGTCTGCGTGAAGACTTGACTGCTATTGAACACTTGGACTTGTGGTTGACTTTCCAGCGCCATTGGTGTGAACACAAGCCATCAGTTACAATCTCAGTGAATGAGAATGAATGGCCTAAAGTAGGAGCATGGACATGGGAACACTTCGATGAGATCACTGGTGTATCTTACTTACCGATGGACGGTGGAACTTATCGTCAAGCTCCCTATGAGTCCATTGATGCGGATACGTACTCTCAGCTTCTTGATAAAATGCCGACTTCGATTGATTGGGAGAAGATGACTGAGAATACCGACAACGTAGAAGGTGCTCAGACATTAGCCTGTACTGCCGGTGGTTGTGAGATCTAAGTATGAAGACCATCGTATACACTAAAGACAACTGTCCAGCGTGTGTGCAACTGAAGACGAAGTTAGCCTCGGAAGGGGTTGACTTTGTTGAAGTTCACTTAGGCAAGGATATGACCATTGAAGCCTTTAAGGAGAAGTTCCCTACTGTGCGCTCAGTACCTCACATGATCTACTCAAAGGATGAAACATGGTAATAGATGTAAACTGGTCAGGAGGCCTAGTAGTAGGTATTGTCCACACTGATGAGGCTATCGTAGAGACTGATGAAGATAAGTTTGAGTTCTGTCAAGCTATCATCATCCATCTAGGGTTCTTCAACATAGCAATCCTGTTCTTCTAACGACTTATGAGGGGAAAGTTGGAGACGCCTCGCTCTTTACCAATAAACTGGTGCCGTTCACAAGAAGAGTACAGCGAGTACCCTCACCTATAAACAAAGAAGCCCACCTTTTGAGTGGGCTTTCTTATTAGGCTCCGCTTAGAAACAAAGCTCTTTCATCGTTACGTCTAGTCACAAGGCCTTTTAGAACCTTACCCCCAGCTTTAGTCCAGTCTAGGAAACCTTCAGCAGCTCCGTCAAAGTCACCACGGTTGTACTTCATCCTAATGGTGGACTTCTGCAAGTTACCTAAGCCTACGTTAAAGCTGAAACTTGTAAGAGCGTCCAAATGCCCTTGATTGTTAGAAGCAGCAGGACAAAGACGTAGAACTCCTTTGACAAATGTAGCAAGATCTTTCCTAAGAATTTCATTCACTTCCTCCATTGAAAGAACTCTATTATATCCTTCAGGGATAGGTAGAGCCTTCCTTTGATCTATAGGTAGACGAATATGGTTAGGATCGATAACATGGCCTACACCTACAGTCCAT